TCATACTTGCTTCTTTGACATTGAGGTAGACTTTGATCCTGAGAAGGGTTTCAGCCCTACTAGTGATCCATTCAATCCAGTAACTGCTATCTCATTATACTTAGATTGGCAAGATACATTGGTTACACTATGTATCGCACCTAAGCATATGAGTACAGAGACAGCACAAGAAATCTGTAATGAGTTTGAGAACTGTATGCTGTTCACAAACGAAAAGGATATGTTTGATGTGTTCTTTCAATTGATTGAAGATGCTGACGTAATGACTGGCTGGAACTCAGAGGGATACGACATACCTTACATGGTTAATCGTGTCACAAGAGTAATGAGTAAGGATGATACTCGCAAGTTTTGCTTGATGGGTCAACTTCCTAAAGCAAGAGAATACGAACGTTTTGGCAAAAGTGAAACTACATACGACTTAGTAGGTCGTATTCACATGGACTATTTACAACTCTACAAAAAGTATAACTATGAATCACGCCATTCATATAAGTTAGATGCTATTGGTGAGATGGAAGTAGGCGAGAACAAGACTCAATATGAAGGTACTCTTGACCAATTGTATAACAAAGACTTTAAAAAGTTTTTAGAATACAATCGTCAGGATACTATGTTGTTGGTGAAGATTCACAACAAACTCAAATTCTTAGAACTAGCTAATCAGCTAGCACATGAGAATACAGTATTACTGCCAACAGTAATGGGTTCTGTAGCTATGATTGAAATGGCAATTTTCAATGAAGCGCATGAACGCGGAGTAGTAGTTCCCGATAAAAAACGAAAGAATGAAAATGCAGAAGAAACAACGCCAGCAGCAGGTGCCTTCGTTGCTACGCCCAAAAAAGGCATGCACGAATATGTCGGAGCAGTTGACATTAACTCGCTCTATCCCTCGGTTATTCGTGCCCTCAACATGGCAGGAGAAACCATCATTGGTCAAGTCCGTCAGACATTAACTGACAAATATATGGACGACAAAGGCAAGCAACTTGCTAGCCTTAAGAAACGTTTCAAAGAAGGTGACGATGACGTTACTGGTGCTATTCTATGGGAGAATTTGTTTGGTGTATTAGAATATAGTGCTATTATGAATCAAGACCGTGGTACAATGCTTACACTAGATTATGAAGATGGTCGTAGTGAAGAATATAGTGCTGCTGAAATATGGAAGATGATTTTTGATAGCAATCGTCCTTGGATGCTAAGTGCGAATGGCACAATCTTTACATATGAGAAAGAAGGTATTGTTCCTGGATTACTATCACGCTGGTATAGTGATCGTAAGGTCATGCAAAAGAAACTCAAAGAATCTACCACCAATGAGGATCGTGAATATTGGGACAAGCGTCAACTTGTTCGCAAGATTTTATTGAATAGTGCATACGGCGCACTATTAAATGAACATTGTAGATTCTATGACAAGCGTATCGGTCAAAGTGTTACATTAAGCGGTCGTCAGATTGTTAAACATATGATGAGTACTATCAATGAAACAATAGCAGGTACTTATGCACACGACGGTGATGCTATTGTATATGGTGATACTGATAGTTGCTACTTTACCGCATATCCTATTCTCAATTCGCAAATAGCAAATGGGGAACTAGAGTGGACTAAAGAAACTTGCATCGGGTTGTATGATAGTATCGCTGACCAAGCAAACGAAAGTTTCCCTGCATTCATGGAACGTGCATTTCATGCACCGCGTAAGAACGGCGAGATCATCAAAGCTGGTCGTGAATTGATTGGTGATCGTGCTATCTTTATTACAAAGAAACGCTATGCTATCAATATCTTTGATAAAGAAGGCAAGCGTAAAGATACAAACGGTAAGAACGGTGATATCAAGGCAATGGGTCTTGACTTGAAACGTGCTGATACTCCTAAGTATATACAAGAATTCTTGATGGATGTGCTTACTAAGGTCCTTGCTGGTGAGCAGCGTGATAAAGTCATTGAAATGGTAAAAGAATTCAAAAACAAATTGTCAGACCAAGACTCTTGGACAAAGGGTAGTCCAAAGAGTGTTAACAATCTAACTAAGCATACGATTGAATTTGAGAAGTCAGGTAAGTGTGGTGTTGGTCATGCCCGTGCAGCTATTAACTGGAACTATCTACGCAGAGTATATGGAGACAACTACAGTCAAAAGATTGTAGATGGCATGAAGATTGTTGTATGTAAACTCAAAGACAATGCATTGGGTTTCACTAGTATCGCATATCCGGTCGATGAACTACGATTGCCTACATGGTTCAAAGAATTGCCATTCGATGATTTACTAATGGAAAAGACATTGGTTGATGAAAAGATTGACAACTTGATTGGTGTATTAGATTGGGATATCAGAAGCAATACTGATGTTAACTCAACATTTGATGACTTATTCACATTCGGTTAAACTGGTGTTGACTATCGTAATATATTCCACTATAATACGTGATAGGAACTCCTAAATATTTTAAACAAAGGAAACAAAATGAAAGATTATTTAAAAGACTTGATTGACCACACACATGGTCTTGGTACTATTGAACTAGTTAAGGTTACTGGTACTGATACAGAGACTACTATTAATGCAGTAGCTGAAAACAAGAATGTTATCGTAAGTGGTACATTCAAAGACCCACTTGCAGACTTTATCGGCGTGTTTGGTATGCCTAATTTGAGCAAACTTAAGACAATCATCGGGTTCGATGAATATGACAAAGATGCTAAAATCAATGTTGTTCGTACTCAGCGCGATGGTGTAGATGTTCCGTCTACTATTCACTTTGAGACTAAGAGTGGTGACTTTGTTAATGACTATCGTCTTATGCTTAAAAGCGTAGTTGATGAAAAGGTCAAGACTGTATCATTCAAAGGTGCTAAGTGGAATGTTGAATTTGAGCCTACGATAGCAGGTATTCAACGTCTTAAGAAGCAGGCAAACGCTAATAGCGAAGAAGAACATTTCGTATTCAAAACTGATGGTAGTGATTTGAAGATTTACTTTGGTGATGCATCAACACACAGTGGTAACTTTGTATTCAACACTCCAGTTACTGGAACACTAGCTGGCACACACAAGTGGCCCGTCAAAGAATTCTTGAGTATCATGGATCAAGTCGGTGACAAGAAAGTCAAGATTAGCGAACAAGGTGCGACTGAGATCACAGTTGACAGTGGTATCGCAGTATATGTTTACTTGCTTCCAGCTAACAAGAAATGATCAAGGGTATAGCTCCAATGGGTAAGTACACAGTTGTTTCTGCGGGGAACACTATTATTCCCTATGTCAATCCAAATATCAACAATCCTATTCAAGGGATGCTGCGTATCAATGGCACTGATACGCAAGTGTTTGACGGCACTACTTGGATGACAATGAATACTAGTTATGCAAGTGTTGGATTGTCACCTGATGCAGAAGCATTGCTTGATTGGGCTAAAAAGAAGCGTAACGAAGAAGTAGAATTAGAAGCATTGGCACAAACTAATCCTACTATCAGAGATTTGCTAGACACTATAAAGCAAAAAGAAGAACAAATAACTATTGTCAGGACTTTAATTAAACAAGAAGTCGGTGAATCAGGTGTATCAATTCCATATGGCCCAGCATAATCTAACATCAACACATAACCCAGAGTGGGCATTGTTCTTGCCCGCAGTCAGCAGTTTTTATATTGCTGGCTTAGGTAAGCAACGCAAGGGCGAGCCGTACTTTGACAAAGCACGTATCCCTGCAAGTTTCAAGGGTGATGTTGAGAAACTAAACTTTCTTAACAGCAAAGAAGGGCTTTATTATTACAAGTGGGGATTGTATAGTGCTGGTCATGCCAACTTGGATACTACTGTCAACGATAACAATGAGAGCATTATCCGTGAACGTGAAGCTGGCACATTCATGTTAGGTGACAGTGGTGGCTTTCAGATATTGAAAGGTCAGTGGCCCGCAGACTGGAAGGATCCTAACTGCCCTCGCGCCATGAAGAAACGCAAAGCAGTATTAACATGGATGGATACATACATGGACTATGGTATGTGTCTGGATATCCCGTCACAATCGTTAACAACATTTGGAATGAAAGATAAAAATGGTAATAGCTTACATGGTATTAGTACTATTGAAGAGGCGATATCAGCGACACACATCAACAACGAATACTTTATAAATAACCGCTCAGGGAAATGCAAGTTCTTAAATGTGTTGCAAGGCCGTAATCATACACAGAGTGATAGCTGGTATGAAGAAATGAAGAAGTATTGTGACCCAAATCTTTATCCAGATAATCATTTCAATGGTTGGGCATTCGGTGGACAAAACAAGATTGACATTCATCTAACATTGCGTAGAATGACTGAAATCATCCATGATGGATTACTACGTGAAGGTAAGCATGATTTGATTCACTGTTTGGGTACAAGTATACTAGAGTATGCTGTATTGTTTACTGATATACAGAAAGCAGTACGCAAGTATCATAATCCAAGTTTACAAATTACGTTTGACTGTGCTAGCCCATTCTTTAGTGCTGCGAAAGGGCTTGCTTATTTCAATACAACTATTGAGCATAACAAGAAATGGTCTTATCAAATGGAAAAGACTGCTGAAAAGAAAAGTTATGCAAGTGATAATCGTAAGTTCCGTGATGCAGTATTAGCTGATAAAATTCATAAATCATTTACAGATAGTCCTGTGACTGATGCACTAGTTATGAAAGACTTGTGTTATCGTGGTGTAGGTTTCTTGGGACAACATGGTAAAGAAACTAAAACAAGCTGGGATACATTAAGCTATACACTATTGCAAAGTCACAATGTTTGGATGCATATGAATGCTGTTCAAGAGGCTAATCGTCAATATGAAACAGGTGTTGTTCCTAAAATGATTGTGCATAAACTTGAAGGTGATAGATTCTTTACTCAATTAGTTGATGAAATCTTTAGTAAGAAAACTAAACAAGAAGCATGGGAATTGATTGACCAGCATAGTAGTTAT